TCGGGTGTTTCATCGTGGCCCATTGCCAACTGACAATCGCCGAGGGACAGCCGATAGACGGGGCCTGCCAGACGGTGACCACCCACTTGAGGCAGTAGCCGACTGAGTAGCTGGTGTATTTGTTGGCGGCGGTGACCGCGTCAGCTGCCGTTGCCCGCATCGTCATCCTCGTCTGCCTGGTCGTTGTCGCCGTCCGCGGCTTCGGGGTGTTCGCGGGGTTCCGGTTCGGGTTCGGGTGTTTGCTCGCTCATGTGGCGTCTCCTTGATTGTCGAAGGGCCTGGATGGACCGCTTGCCGCAGCCGCACATCAGGGGTTCCCGCGGGGCCAGATCTGCCCGGTGGTGGGCACGATCCCGCCGGGGCCGAGGGTCGTGTAGGTCATGATCAGCAGCCGGTTGCTCAGCCACGCGACCAGCGGCGGGTTCAGCGGCAGCGGGTAGGCCGGGTCCGGTGTGATGATCGGGCGGTCGGCCATCTCAGGCGCCCTGGTCGGCGTAGAGGGTGCCGGTGCTGCTGGACATTTTGGTGTAGACGCTGGACCCGTAGGTGACGGTGTCCCCGTTGACCTGCCCGGACGCCTTGGTGATGATCACGCCTTTGAGGAGTCCGCGGGGGGAGCCGGCGCCCCGGTTGGAGCCGACGACGGCGCGGGCGGCGTAGTAGCGGTTGGTGTAGACGTCGAGGCCGCCGCCGGCGTAGCCCCATTGTGGGGCGTCGAGGATGGGGGTCGCGAAGTTGGTGGTCGGCCCGGATGTTTGGTTGGGTTCGCGGGTGCAGCCAGCGTTGGTGCCGCCGGCCGTGCCGGCGCTCACGGCCTGCTCGAGCATCCGGAACGCGCCGAGCTGCATGCCTGATCCGCCCACGGTGTTGGGCATCACCTCGTCGCAGAGCCCGGCGTAGACGGCGGCGTCGGTGCTGACGATCCGCACGGCGACGACGAGCCGGGACGCGTTGACGGACACCCAGTAGTTGAAGGCGTTACTTCCGGCGGTGGCGATGGTCACGGTGATGTAGACGATCCCGGTGCCGGATATGTCGGTGGGTGTTTTCCCGGTCGGGTCGTTGACGGTGTAGTTGGCGGCGGCGTTCGGTGTGCCGGCGGTGCTCGGAATGTATTTCTGCACCTTCTTGCCGGTGGCGTCCCACGCTTCGGAAACGGTGAAGGTCACGGCGGAGGCGGTGTCGGCGGTGCGGCGCACGTAGAGGTAGAAGTCGGCGACCCCGTTGCTCGCGGCGCTCGACTTGTAGACCTTGATGAGTTCGGCGCCGGAGGTGAAGTCTTCGACGAAGGTGTACCCGTTGCCGGTGATCAGCGGGTGCAGCGCGTCCATCATGTCTTTCGCGGGGTTGGCGGTGACCGGGATGGTGCCGGTGCTGTAGGCCATGTGTTTACTCCGTCCGAATCCACGCGAAAGTGGCCGTCACCGTGCCGGTGACGGTGTCGAGGTTGGTGACGGCGATGGGGATGGCCCCGGTTGGGGTGGCCGCGCCGTCGAACCCGTCCACGGTCGGGGTCAGATCGGCGCCCATCAGCCCGGTCGCGGTGACGAACTCGAGCAGGCATCCGTGGTCGCCCGTGGGGTCGGTGCCGATCGGGCGGCCCGCGTCGGTGGTGCGTTTCCCGGTGGTGCTGTAGACGCGCACGCGGGCCGGGCGGCTGGTTTGGATGCTGAGGAGCCGGTAGCCGTTTGCGAGGCTCACAGTGCCGTTCTCGGTCCCGGAAGGGGCAAGTGAGGCGGTGGTGTAGGTGGTGGTGGTGCGGGCGGGGAGCCCGGTGGCACCTTCGACGAGTATCGAGAGCGCGGTGAGGGTGGTGCCGCCGGGGATGGCGCCGGCGCCGCTGGCGAAGGTGACGGGGACGGACCACCAGTTGCCGTGATCGACTGGGGTTCCGGTGACGTCGTAGTAGGCGTGCCGGGTCGAGTCGGTTTTCATCTGTAGGTACAGCTGGCCGCCGACCTCGATCCTGGCCAGGTAGACGGCGACGTCCGCGTTATCTGCCTTCTGCTGGTTGATGTTGATTTGAGTGGTCGCAGCCCAGGACGTGGCGTTGAGCCCGATCTGGCCGGCGGTGTTGGCGTCCGCGGTCTTCGTGGTCCAGGACCATGTCGCGGTGTAGACGGCGTTGGAGGCCCCGGGGGGTCCCGGCGGGCCGTCCGCGCCGGGGGGACCCGGTGTGAGTTCGATGGCCTCGAGCTGGTCAACCGTCGCGACGATCTCATCCAGGGCAGACGCCAAGTCGTGGATGCGGTCATCGCCGTCGCGGAGCAGATCATTACCGTCCGGGTAAGGCAGAACCAGGCGGGGAGTGTGCAACACGCCCATGGGGCACCAATCCTCAGGGGGTGACGGAAACGGGGGGGGTGCAGGGCATGTCGTTCCAGGTGGTGACCGCGTCGTAGGCGGTGTTCCACGTCCACGTGCCGTCGACTTCGTCCCACGCGTCGGTGGCGGCGGTGGCGCAGTAGTCGGAGACGGAGAAGGCGATCGTCCACGAGTCGTGGGTGATGGTCTCTGTCCATCCTTCGATGAACTGGTAGGTCTGGTCCCGCGGCGCCGCGTAGGGCTGTTCGAGGACGGCGACCAGTTTGTGGACCTCCAGGAACAGCACGTCCATGGTCATCGCCATGTCGTCTAACTCGTTGTGGACAGAGCCGACATTGGCGATCAACGCGAGGTCGAGCTCCAGGCCGGCGATCCGCCAGAACGGCTCGGATTGCTTTTCGAGGATGACCAGGGCGACCGCGACGGCGTCGTCTTCGTTGTCGATCTCGGTGGATAACGACTGGGAGAACGTGCCGTAGCGCCCAATCGAATAGGGGTTGGGCATGATCAGTTCCGCGCTCGAACCGCCCGGCGCGTAGGTGATGCGCATTTCGTTGACGAGCCCCTCGAGGCTTTTCCCCCAGGTCAGGTTCAGCGGGATGATGCACGGGTCGATGGTGAGGTCAAGGAAGGCGCCGTCGCGGTGGGTCAGGTCCGCGTACAGCACGTGCCCCGCCGTGGTCTGCCACAGCATCCCCGCGCAGGTCTCCGCGACGTTATGGGCGATGCTCAGCGTGTCGGACCATTCCGCCGGGTGGGCCGCCAGATGGACGGCGCCGGGGTCGAGTGAGGGAATGTGGGTGCTGACACCGCTGGCCTCGATGGCGCGGCGCACCCGCATCCCGTCCAGCTCGGCGGGGGCGGCGTCGCCGACCTGAAAGTTCCCCATCCGCGCCAACTCCCCGACCGCGATGATCTGCGCCACCGGCCGATCCAGCGCCTCCCACGAGAGCGCGACATCGGTGATGATGCCGACGAACCGCGGGAAGATGGCCCCGTTCGGCAGGAGCGCGTCGATCCGCGCCCGGGTGCCGATGTTGGTGCCTTCCGGCAGCGGCCCGAGCACGTCGAAGGTGACCGCGGAGGCCTCCGGTTGGGACTGCGCGTCGTCGCGGCCATGCCGGATCGTGGCCTGCTCGATCGAGCAGGTGACCGCCCAGCCGAACTCGCCCGGATCAGTGACCTCCAGCGGCAACCATCCCGTTTCCACACCGCCGGGCGGCGGCGGATTCCCGACCCGCAGTTTGAACGCCCGGGAGAACTCGCCTTCCTCATCGGTGTTCAGGTCGGGAAAGATTTGGTCCCGCTCGGTGCCCGGACCCGTGCACCCCGGGAAGTCGGTGAAGACGTCGCCGGTGCCGTCATCGTTGGAGGAAAACAGAACCTCGATCCGCGGCGAGCTGTACCAGGCGTTAAAGGCCGTGCATGCCAGGTGGAAGATCATCCGTGGCGGCGAGTCGAGCCGGCCGGCGAACGTCATCGTCACCGGCCCCAGGGTCAGGCTGGTAGGCACCACTTCGGGGAGCGGGTGCTCGGAGAACGTGACGGTCGCGGTGGGGATCATCACACCACCACGCCGACGCGGCGGCCGTGACCGGCGAGGACCCGTTTCACGGCGCGGGCGGTGCCCTCCGGGTCGATCGCGCCGTGAATGTGGATGACAGTGCCACCCCCGCCCGAGCTGGTCGCGGCCGGGCCGGTGCGGGCGCCGCGGGTCAGCGCCGGCGCCGGAGCGGACTGGTTACCGGGAAGCCAACCCGGCAGATCAAAACCGGGGGTGATGTCAAGGTGGATGTCCTTGATCTTGTCGATGAGGTTCTGCACCCACTGAATCGCCGTCTGCACCGCGGACACGATCGCGTCGAACGGGGCCGTGACGATGTCGACGAGCGTGGTGAACACATTCTTGATGGTGGACACGGCCACGTCGAACGCGGTCGACAGCCACGACGCGACCGTGCTGATCACCGCTTTGATCCCGTTGAAGATGCCGGTGACCACGGCCTTCCACACGTTGAAGTAGCCGGTCACGACGCTGACGGCGGTGTTCCACGCAGACTTGAAGAACCCGGTTACCGCTTTGATGATCGCCTTGATCACGTTGAACGCGGTGACCACGATCGTCTTGTAGACGGTGAAGTAGCCCTTCACGATCGCGAACGCGACTTTCCACGCGGCCTTGAAGAAGTCGACGACGACCCGTGTCGCGGCCTTGATCGCCTTCCACATGCCGAGGACGAAGTTGCGGAATGTCTTGGACCGTTTCCACAGCAGCACGATCGCGACGACCAGCAGCACGATCGCGGCGACGATCAGGAAGACCGGGTTCGTCAGGAACGTCGCGGCCTGCACAGCCTGTATCACGATCATGGTGGCCCGGTAGATCTTCAGGGCGGTGTTGACGGCCATCACCGCGGCGGCGACGGCGACCAGCGCCCCGGCGATGATGATGAACGCCTTCTGGTGTTTCGCCGCGAAGTCGGCGACCTTACCGAGGACACCGGCTAGCTTCTCCATTACCGGCAGCAGGGACGCGCCGACTGACTCTTTGAGTTCGTCGACGGCCACCTTGTACCGGTCCATCTTCCCGGCCGCGGTGTCCGCCTTCGCGGCCTGCGCCCCCCCGAATTGGTTCTGCAGGTCACCGAGGATCTGCGCGAATGTCTTCGTCTTGCCCTTCGCGTCCTTGGTGGCGACGCCCATCTTCCCCAGCGCGCCCACATTGCCCAGGTAGCCCTTGCTGAGCGCCTGGGAGACCGCCTCGAGCGGTTTGCCGGTCGCCGCGGAGATGTCCATCGCGGTATGAAGCAGCTCTTGGGCCTTGGTCTGGTCCTTGGTGGCGCGTAGCAGATTCCCCAACGCCGGGCGTAGCTCGTCGTCGGCCACCCCGGAAGCCAGGGAGGTTTTGGAGATGAAGTCCTCCATCGACGCGATCTGCTTGTCGGTGGCGCCGGTGGTGTTCTCCATGGTTTTCGCGAGGATGGCTTGGGCTTGCGCGTCATCGGCTGCGGCTTTCACCCCGGACACCATCACCGCGCTGACCCCGGCCAGGCCGACCGCGGCGACTGCGGACGCCTTCCCCACCCCGGACGCGAACTTTGACGTCGATTTCGACGCGTCCTGCATGCCTTTCTGGGCGCCCTTGGCGTCCGCGAGGATTTTGATGGCGAGGATCGCGGTCTTAGCCACGTTTGATCCTCTCCGCTTGTTCCTCGAGCACCTGAATGGCTGTCAGCAGCACCTCGGGGGGTTCGTCCCACCAGTCCCGGGGGGCGGTCTGGGTGGCTACGGCGAGTTCGACGATGAGTCGGGGCCAGGTGCCCCGTCGGTAGGGCGCACGGCTTCCTCCGCGTCGAGGTCGGTGCGCACGATCCGTTCGAGGATCGCGTCCACCGTGGCGCCGGGCACCTCGCCCTGCCGGAACAGGGCGGCGGCGGCGAGGAACCCTTGGTAGAGCATCCCGGCCTGGTCGCCGGGCGGCCAACCCTTCCCCTTGAACGTGAGGTCCCAGCGGCGGAAATCCCGTTCGTCGATGGCGATCGCGTACACCGTGCCGTCGTCCAACGTGACCTTGCCGAACATCCGGGCCGGTAGATCAGACATGGGTCCTCGCATGGGTCGCGACTGCGCGGTCAATCAACTTCTGGGTGTCTTCTTCGTAGATGCCGGTCCAGGTGGGCTCGGTGTCCTGCGCGGCCTCGGTCAGCCACGGTTGGGCGCCGATGTTCCGTTTCGGCCAACCCCACTTGTTGCCAGTGGATCGGCCCGCCATACGGCACGCGCGACCCACCAGCTCTTATCACCGCCTGCGTCTTCGTCCCCGAGCCGCGGATGCTCCCGGCGAGCCTGCCGGTACGCCGAGGTGCGCCGCTGCGCCCGGCCGGGACCACCACTTGGGCGATCTTGTCGTGGGTGGCCTTCAAATCCTCCATGCCGCCCTCGACCGACTTCAGGGCCTTCCGGAGTTCGCGGGCACCCTCAACCTTGACGACCGGCTGCGACATGACTCAGGCCGCAGCCGTCGCAGTCCCGGCCGGCCAGGTCACAACCGGCTGCCCGGCGCAGGCCCACTCGAAGTCGGAGGTGAGCACGTCGCCGAACTCGCCGTCCGACGTGCCGATCGACAGAGGGTCGATCACCACCGTCCCGGCGATCGCCGTCACCGCCGCCGTCGACGGCACGAACGTGAAGTCCTGCTCCGTGCCGGCGTTCTCCCACGTGTACTGCACCAGCCCGTCAGCGATCGCGATGTCCTGCAGCACCGTCCCGGCCAGCGAATAGGTGTACGTGCGAGACCCGGGGACCTGGTCCCCGCACAACACGGTGATCGTGTCGCCCTCGTCCACGTCGATGTTCACCCCCATCGACTGCACCTGGCAGGAGAAGTCGGTGCCCGGGGTGGTCCCCAGGGTGAACGTGCCGACCCCGAACCGGACAGATTCCACAGTCATGACTCAGACCTCCAGGGTGAAACGCAACAGGGGGATGGCTTGCTGGCCGGGCTCCACCGGCCACGACCAGGGCTCCGCGCGGGTGACCTTCCCGACCGGCCACAGCACGGTCGCGATGTCCTCCACGATCGCGTCGCCGGCGTCGACGGGAACGCCCTGCCCCCCGTTGGGCAGGGCGATGAACACGTACCACTCGGTGCGCACCGCGCACGCGTTCAGCCAGCTCGAACTCGACCAGCCCGGCCACGCCGACCCCGCCACGATGGGGGCCGGCGCGGACGCGGTGGGGTTGAGCCCGTCGACCTTGGCGAGGGCGTCGAGGATGGCCTGCCGCTCCGGGGTCACGCGAACACCCGCAGACGGTAGGGCCCGCCGAGGCGAGTCACCTCAGAATCGAACCGGGAAAGCCGCACGGTGCCGTATTCCGCGTCCGCGGCGAGGATCCCCAGCGGCACGCCCTTCGCTGCCGCCGAACGGGCGACCAGGCGCATGAACACCCCGTACAACCCATCCGGCAACCCGTCCGCCGTAATCCACACGTACCCGGCGTACACGGCGCCCTGCTCGGCCCCGGCGATCTTCTCCAACTGCGCGTCCGGGAGAACAGTCGCCGGGGTCTGCAGCCATTCCCGAATCTCGATCAGGGTCGGGAACCCGCCGGACGGGTCATAGGCCATCAGTGATGCCCCTCCGCGCGGCCGCGCCGCCCGCACACCGCGCACACGGTGCCCGGGTCGGGTTCCGGGTCAGGCGGTGGTTCCTCGAGCGTCTCGACCTCGGGTTCCGCCGCTTTCTTCGCGGTGGCCATCTCAGGTCGCCGACCGCTTGAGCGCCGCACCCGCATTGACCAGGAAATCGGCGACGTATCCGTAGTAGGCGATCGTGTACCCGAGGATCGTCGGCTCAGTGACGGCGAGCAAACCGCCCACGGTTTCGTAATGCTCGAAGTACGACGACACCCCGATGATCATCGTCTTCGCGGCGAAGTTGCCGTCCACGACAGCCCGCAGTCCCATCAGAGATCCGCCGGCCGTGGTCGCGTCGGCGCCGAGCCCGGGGAACGACGGCAAACCGACGCTGGTGGTCATCGCCGCCCACGTGGCGTATTCGTCCGGGGAGAACCAGACGGCGTCCGGGCGCTGCTTCACGTTCGCGAAGATCTGCGACGACGCCTGCAGGATCGCCGCCCTCGCGGGACCCTCTGCTGCAGCGTCGGCCAGCACGAACGTCCCGGTGGTCGCGGCGAGAGCAGCATCCGCGGCGGCGTTATCCGTCTGTCCCGCGTACACCGCCTGAAGATCCGAGACTGCGATCGCCAGAATGGCGGGGTCGGTCCAGTCGCGGTCCTGGAATGAGATGTCCAGGGTGCCGCCGTACGTCTTCTTCGCCACTGCGGTCGACGTGATCGTCAACTTCTGAGACGCCAGCTGGGTCTTCTCCGTGGCCTGCAGGCCAACCAGCGAGTGCTGGGTGATCACCGGCCGGTTGAACGACGACCCACCGGCGGGCATCGGCCGGTTGAGGACGGAGTCGATGAACGGCCGCGAGGAGGGCAGTACACCGCCGACCGGGCCGATGATCGGGGTGGGCACGATCCCGGGGTTGTCCGCCAACTTCTGGTCCGCAACCACGCGGTACTCGGCCTGGGCGCGCATGATCCGCTGCGCCGCCGCCGGGTCACGCAGTTTCGCGCCCCAGTCCGCCAACCACTCCCCCGGCTTGCCGCGGTAGGAATCCAGGACCCCGCCGGAGGCGAGCGAGTCACGGTCGTTCTGCCGGCGGGACTGGGTGGCCCGGGTCAGTTCGGCGACCTGCCGGTCGTGGTCGACCTGGCGCAGCTCCGCCTTGTGTAGCGGTTCGATCTGCTTGTCGAGGTCGTCGACGGAACGGTATGAGGATTCGACCGCCTCCCGCTCGACGTCGGTGACGTCGCGGGACTCGGCGGCGGCGTTGTCGAGAATGTTCTTCGCGTCGGCGCGCATGGCTTCGCGCTGCTCGAGCAGCCGCTCGAGGTACATGTTCGGCATCAGGTGGACCCCTGTCTCGCGGATGGGTGATCTACGCGAGTGCGTGCGGGGTGTCCGTAGGGGTGTCCGCCCGGGCGGAGGTGTCTGCCGGAGGTGTCGACTAGCCCTCGAGCGCGAGGTTACGCCGGGAACCGCGGCTTAGGAAGACGGGCGAGCAGCGTGTCCCGGGTGAGCACCGGCAACGCGGAACGGACCTGCCCCACCGCGGCGAGCTCCCCATACGCGCCCTCCGGCACAAGCGCAGTTTCGAACACCGTCGCCTTCGTGTACACCACCGTCCGGCCGTCCCTGCGGGTTGTGTCCGGGGTGAACCCGATCGACCACTCCCGCAGCGAACCTTCCCGCGCCAACGCCAGGAAGTGATCCCCCAGCACGCCCTCGACGACCCGGAACTCCCCGTACAGCCCGGCCCGGTCATCGCGCAGCTCGGCGGCGTGCCCCAACTGCATGTGACCCGGCACGATCGAATGCAGATTCAGCAGCCGCACCCGGTGCGCCGCCCGGAACTGATGCGCGAACGTGCCGGCCTCGAAGCGCTCCGTCAGCGATTCGTCGATGCGCTGATCCACCCCGTAGGGCACGACGATCCCGCAGAGCAGCCGCTTCGAGAGCGAGCGGACCTCGAGCTCGGGGGCGAACGAACGGAACTCCATCACGCACCTCGCATAATCCGCTGTATCTGCCGCGCGACTTGCTCGGGGTCCAGTGATCCCTTCACCCGAATGTTCACCGGAGCGTTCGCGCCTTGGTCCCCGTCCGCAGTCAGAGGCACCGGCACCAGCACTGGCTTCGGCGGCTCCTCCGGCAACGCCGGCAGCCCCTCCGCGGCCCGGACCTCCTCGAGGGTCAACCAGCCGCCCTCAAGCCCGAGCTTGTAGTTGGCGTACCGCGCGGCCGTGTCGTCGCGCAGGATCGTGTCCCGGATGAACCGGGCGTCCTGCCCCCGCGGGATCAACCGGGAGAACTGCGCCTCCAGCACCGTCGTCCAGAACCCCAACGTGAACCGCGAGAGCTGCACCGCCGCCTGCTGCACGTTCTGGTACACCATCGGCGCCGACGGCGCGCCCAGCCAGAACGGGTCCAGGTTGTACATGTTCGCCACATCGGTGAGCGAGAGCTGCCGGGCCTCCACCATCTGCGCGTCACTGGGGGTCCACGCGATCGGCTCGAAATCCACCAGCTCGGAGAGCACCGCGGGCTCCCGACCCGACCCGAACGTCTTCATCCACGTCGCCTTGATCTCGGCGGCCATCTCCGGCTGCAGGTCGGGGTCCTTCACCCGGATCAAACCCGAGGGCACCCCGGAGGTGAACGCCTTGGACGCGTAGTCCGCCTCGGCGGTCATCCGCGTGAGCGTGGTCAGGTGCGCCTCGATCACACCCATCCCCCGGATCGCCCCCGGGGTGGTGGTGCCCATCGCGTGGAACACCTGGGACTGGTCGAACACCCGCGACCCGATCCGGTAGTTCCGCCGCCCGGACTCGGAGCGGATTTCCACCTGGGAGCAGGGCACCGGGGACAGCGAAACCGCCCGGCCCTCCGCGTCGTAGCCGTCCACGATCCCGATCGCGTTGCCGTGGTCGAGTAGGTCACATACCCACGCGGCGACCGTGTTCGCCCGGTCCTCACCCGGCGCGGGCTCCCGCAGCAACGCCGCCAGCGGCTCCACGATCTCGGTCCCGCGGTAAGCGGCGAGCGGCATCCCGCCGATCGACTGGGAGATCAGCATCCGCGCCTTCCACACCCCAGGGATCGAGAGCAGCGAGGACCGCGACCAGTCCCAGTGCGTCTCGAACTCACCCGTCCCCGGTGCCCAGGTGACCGGCGGCTGCCCGCCGGCCGGGTTAAACCAGAACGTGCTCGAGGGGCGCAGCGCCCCCGGCGGGGTCGCCTCAATCACACCCGGCCACATCTCCGCCTGCCGGAACATCGCCAACGCGCTGCGCAAACCCATCAGAACACCGCCCACTTCGGTTTCGCCGGGGGCGCCGACGCCGCCGCGTGCACCGCCCACGCCGCGCACCGCGCCAAATCCGAACGGCCCCGCGACGACACACTCAGCCCGCCGCCGCGCTCCACGACCCGCAGCGAACGAATCTGGGAGGCCAAGGCCTCGCCGCCGTCATGCACCAGCCGCCCGGCCGCGAGCAGCTCCCGCAGCTTCGGCAACGCACTCGACGTCTCCACCGTCCCGGCCTTCTCCACCGGCATCTTCAACTCGGCCAGCGACTCGTCACCGGCCAGCGACGCGCCCACCAGCAGCCGGGACACCTCCAGCAGCGAGCACCAACCAAGCGCCAACTGCCGAGAGGCGAACAGCCCGCCCCACACCAGGATCCGGCCATCCGGCAATGTCCCCGCCGCCGCCGCGGCCGCGCCCAAACCCGTGCGGTCCTCCACCGCCGCCACCACCGGGCCCGCCGCGGACACCCCCAAATCCGCCGCCCCCGACCACGCCGCCTCATCCAGCAACGGCTCATCCCGGCCACCCCGCGCCGCCCGCGCCGCCGGCCAACGATTCAGCCATTGCGACTGGAACGACTCCACGGGGTCCTGCTCGTCCGGGTCATCGGTGGCAGCCCCGGCCACCGCCGCCGCGTACTTCGCCCGCACCAACCGCTCCCGCCGCGCCGACCAATGCGGCGAAGCCAACCGCCACGTCTGCGAATCGCCGATGTCCGTTCCCCGCGCCGCAGACCATTCCAGGAGAAGCGTGTCCACCGGCGCCCCCAACTCGAGCAACGCCGCCTCACGGCGCCGCGGGAACAACGGCGTCGCCGCCCGATGCGCCGTCGACGTCAACTGCAACTGCGGGGACGTCTTCTCCACCGTCGTCGGCTCAATCCCGTCATCCACAGTCTTCGGCTCCACCGCCCAGCACTCGTCCACCGCGCCCACCGACGCCGAATACGAATACACCGACCCGGCACCCCGCACCGACCACCGCGACCCGTCCGGGGCGAACACCTCCTCCTGCCCGTTCGCCTCCCGCACCTGATAGCCATCCCCACGCAACGACCGCGCCCACGCCCGGCCCCGCTGATGCAACTCCCGCGCCGCCGGCAAATCCTTCGACGTCAACAGAACCAGCTGCGGCTCACCCCACCGCGGCGCCTGATGAATCCGCCACAACGCCAGCTCACCCAGCAGCACTGACTTGCCGCACTGCCGCGCCACCGTCAACAGCACCCACAGCCACACCAGCCACCCGGCCTCGTCGTGCTCGAGCATCCGGGCCGCCGCCAACTGCTGCCACCAGCGCAGCGGGCGCCCCGAACGCCGCGCCGACCAGTCCACAAACTCCGGGCCGTACGAGCCGACCGCGCTCGGATGCGGCCCGGTCATGAACCGCGGCCACACCCCGTTCACCGGGACGTTTCGGAGCTCATCCAGCCAAGTGCAGGCATCCCAGACCGAATCCGTGGCGTCTGGGCTCGGATCCGGCTCGATCGGGGATTGGAGGGGGGGATCGGACAGGCGCGGGCTCCC